TCTTCGGTGATTTCCTCAGTGGTCTCTTCTAGGACATCCTCTTCGGCTTCCATATCCATTTCGGCGTCCATGTCAGCCTCAGGAGCTTCCTCATCGTCCATCTCAGGGGCGGGCTCCATTTCAGCTTCCTCTTCCTCTTCGACGTCTAGAACTTCTTCCATGTCGTTTTGAGCGAGGACGTCTTGTAGGGCGCGAACCATTTGACCAACGATGTCTTCCACCTCTTCCTCAACCTCGGCTTCACCAGCCTCTTCCTCGGCGGGCATGTCCATGTCGGCGTCCATATCCATATCAGCTTCCATATCCATGTCAGCGTCCATATCGTCGTCACGGGCGGCTTTGTCGCCGTGATACATCTCCTCCATGGACTCATCGTCGCCATAAGCCATCTCGTCAAGGCGATCGACGAAGGGGCTCGTTAGGGGCTCCATATTGGCTAGCTTCATGAAACGACGGATGGTGGCTTCATTTAGTAGATTCTTCTTGCTCATTGTAAAATTTCTCCTATTTTAAGGTTTCAATCAATAAATAGTCTCAAATAGATAAAAAAGCCGTCTGTGGTGACAACTTCTCTATCTACAATAAGTATCAGCTTAATTACTGAAAAACCTTTAATTTGTTATTTTTTGAAGCCAATTTGGCTACGGCGGCGTCTTGGATCTGCTTAACTCGAACAAAACTAATTCCAAGCCGCTCTCCAATTTGTCGTAAATTTAAAGGTCCGTGCTTATCAACAGCAACCAGAGTGCAATTTAGGTCTTGCTCATAATCCATCCACATACGACATTCACACTCTTCACAAGGCTTGTTTCTTAATATAACTCCTGTTTTACAACTTCTCATAGATCTGGATGTTCCTCCTCCATTAAATCAAAGATGCTCTCAATAACATCATCATCCAAGGCAAACTTCCGCCTAGTCTGCTGACCCTTTTCATAGAGGTCACGATTCTTCTTGAGGGAATTCTTGCCTTGTCTCTTTTTTCTCTTCTTCTCGCGCTTGTACTTCTCAACATAGTCAAGCAGATTTCGGTCCTGTTCCAGGTATCCTGAAATCATAGCGCGAAAGAACTCAGATTGTGTCATACCATCGTAGCCCAGGCGAATACGAAAGTCCGCCTGGCGCTTCGTGGTGTCTGTAAAGACAATTCTTTTATCTAAGTCTTCCTTGGGTATAGTCATTATCGCCCAAGGATGTGGGTTGAACTCTCAACCTGTCCAGCGCTGGTCTGATGAATGAACTGTGCGCTCAGTTGGAACTCAGGGATAGAGCGGCTGCCGGTGTAAGATAGACCGCTGCGAATCCCATTGGCTAGGTCGTCAATGACATACTTTACCTTGCCCTTAAAGGGAACAAAGGTTGCAATACCTTCAAGGGATGATGCACGACCGCGCCAAGCAAGCTGTGCTTCACGAGACGCCATTCCTCGATATTCCTTCATCTTTGTGCCATCGGCAGTTTGAAGAATCTTTCCGGGCGTCTCGGTTGTTCCAGAGAATAGTGAGCCAATCATAACAAAGTCTGCGCCGGCTCCAAGAGCCTTTACAACATCTCCGCTAGTCTTGATTCCACCATCGGCGATGATTGGGACATCCCCAGCATATTCTGACTCGGAGCAGTCAAGGACTGACTGAAAAGTAGGAATGCCATGACCTGTTTGAATACGAGTCGAACAGATTGAACCGCCGCCGATACCCACGCGAACTGAGTTTGCGCCCCAATTAGCCAAGTCCTCATATCCCTTGCGGGTCGCGACGTTTCCTGCCATAATATGGACATCCCTGGGTAGATTGCGACGAAGCATGCCTAGGGCGTCCTTCATCATAATATGGTGCCCATGGGCGACGTCAATACATAGAATATCAACTCCGGTCTCTACGAGAGCCTCTGCTCTATCCATAAAGTCCCCACTAATTGGGATTGCGGCAGCAATTGGCTTGCCACAAGAGGCTTCTGACACCGTCCAAACCATCCTCTTTTGCTCTAAGATGGTATTATACCTGTGAATAACGCCAAGTGCGCCAATCTGCGCAAGAGCGATTGCCATCTCTGTCCCAACCACGGTGTCCATTGGGCTGGCAATGATTGGAAGCTCGAAATTATTATCCCTACCCAGGCTTGATGTAAGGGATACCTCGCTGCGGCTTTCAATATCTGAATATTGTGGTGCCAGCAGCACATCATCATAACTTAGCGCTTGCTTAAACATTGTCATTTAGCTCTCCATAAACTTGCTTAATAGCAGTCTGTGCGGCGTCCCAACAATCTGGACAATAAAGACGCACTTGTTGTTCGTCTTGGCGCACCACTACATTCCAAGATGATACCATATCTCGGTCCTGCTTGTCAAATTCCTTCGTGCAGGCTGAGCATTCATCCGGAAGCTTACTGAAAAGAAACATCTTCTCGGCGACAGCATCTTCTACGTCATGTTGCTTTTTTAGCTCGCGCTTAGCTGCTCTGCGCTGCTTGCGGTTCATGATCCGGTGCTCCCAAAGCCGCCTTCTCCGCGCTCCGAGATGGCAATCGGATACCAATTATAAAGGTCAGTGCCATGAGTCTCGATAGCTCGGAAATGGACCACAGGGACCATTACAATCTGTGCAATCTTGGAACCAGCTTCAACAATTTGAGTCTCGGTTCCGATGTTGTGAAGATTGATGAGAACCTCGCCGTCATAACCGGCGTCAATCACGCAAGCACCCACCACAAGCGATCGCTTGGAGGCAAGACCAGAGCGGTTCTTGACTTCGAGCATATAGCCGTGAGGAACACCAAAACGATATCCAGTTTCAAGGACCACGCTATCACCCGGTTCAATAACGACGGATGTGTGGTTTTCTGGGTTGTAAAACACATCAAGCCCAGCATCACTTGGATTAGAGCGTACGGGGGGCTTTGCCCATTCGCGCATTCTTGCATATTCTAGAATCATTAGTTTCGTCCTGTTCTGGTCGCTAGACCTTCATAGATTGATAGGAGCTGCTCCATATCAACATCTGCCTTCATCATACGATAGGCTTTTACGGTTAGGCTGATTTCCTCTGCGGTAAGCCAGCCCTGCTCCTTAAACTCTGCTCGAAGCTCACGCTTTTGCTCCTTATAAGGCTCCATAGCGTCTTCGAGCGCACGCAGAGAGCGGATGTATTCAAGCATCTTCTCCTGCTTCTTTTCTGCTTCTGAGCGAGCTTCTACCTCGCCCACGATTTCAATGTCTTCCGATACATTTAGATAATTCGTATTCATTTCTACTCCTCTTGCATATTGTAACGCTTTGCGTAACGTTTGTCAAATGGTATGTGGGCTTTCCGAGAAATAAACTGCGATTTCCTCGGGAATGCTTGACTTGACGAAGCGACGGAAGTGCTCCTCGCTATTGATATCTTGAATGGTTCCGCTATCATCGCGAACTGTCCAAGTATCCACCTCGCGAAGAACGTCCATCTTGTTAATGACTAGATTTGTCACGCCATTAATCTTGGCTGCCCTCTTCAAAAGGTCGATGTTCATCCAATTGCATTGGCGCGGGCGACCCGTGGTTGCGCCGTATTCTTGCCCGACGTCACGGATTTGTGAAAAGATTTGAGCAGCGGTTTCAAACTCCTTGTTGCCCACATAGGTCTCATAGCACTTGGCTACGCCCCAGACGTGCCTTACCGATCGGGGGGGAATACCGTTAAGCATAGCTCCCGCAGTGGTGCAGTGGCTACTAGTAACGTAAGGATAGTCGCCCCAGTCGATATCAAGACCAAACCCCTGAGCACCCTCAAAGAGCGCGATTGTCTCATTCTCTTCATTGTGAAGCTCCTCGTACATATCAACAAGATATGGTTCTAGCCCCGGAATAGTCTCCGCTCGCACGCCCTTACGCGCATACTTATCACGGTACGCTGGACCGTTTCCACGCTTTGTGGTGCCAATCTTGCTGTCCGATGCGTCTTCAACAAGATGTTCGGGCGTAATGATGTGAGCGCCCTTTGCAATAAATACCAAGCCATTGCAGATAACCCCCTTGCTTTCTAGCTGCCTAATCTCCTTATAAAAGGTTTCTAGATTTACCACGCAGCCGGGACCAATAATGGACTTCACGCCCCAGAACACCCCCGCTGGAATGTGATGGGTGATGAACTTCTCACCCTTGTGATAAATAGTGTGCCCTGCATTACAGCCACCATTATACCTGATGCAGTGGGTATAATCTCCGTTCTCTAGCAGAGCATGAGTGACCTTGCCCTTGCCGCAATCTCCATATTGAAGATCAACAATGATATCAGCAATCATCGTCGCCTCCCAGAGCCCTGTCCTCGGGGCTTCTTCTTATAGTTCTTAGCTCCACCCTGGGGACCAGACTGAATATACTTTGTGAAAGACCCTGCGCCCTGGCGCGTCTTCTTTCCTGCTCCTCTGTTGCCTGTAATCTTCTTTGCCATTAAATTGCCCTTTC